GATAAAGACGGGTTCTTCCTCCTGATAGACCTTCAGCATGTCGCACCAGGTACCTGAGAAGTCGTCTACAAGGTCTATATCGAAGGTTATGACGCGACACTTACTGTCAGCGTCTAAGACATAATGTCCGTATGTGGAGGTGCCGGCAAGATGAGCGGCAAGATGCTCACGGGCAAAGCCCATTGGTGCGTGGTGTCCAGGGTGCTCCAACTTATAGTCTGGCGAGTATGCGCCGTTCTTAAATTGGACTGCCTTTACATCACGTCTCTGAATGAACCGCTTAGCGATCCAGTTCTCGAGTTCTTCAGTCATACAGAGCCCCAGATGAAATCGGGAGAAAAACTTACGGCCATGTTTGACCGCCTGGCAACTATACCCTATCGTGTAGGATCGTGTCAATTACGACGTCTTTGGGACAAAACGGACTGTGTGCTAGGATAGACCTCGATGACTGGGCTTTCTTGAGGCGTAGAGCCCCTCTCAGTAAGCGATCCGGTCGGGCGAACCCCTCACCTTAGCCATCCCTGTCCAAGGTGAGGGGTTTCGCTCTTCTATCCCCCGTTTGCGTGGGTAGACATGCTCCTGTTATCCTCCCCGGTATGACCTTGAGGGGAGGTGAAGAAATGCAAGACACTTACAATCACGAGCGCGATGGTCAGCCATGCGTATTTGTCGATGAGCACGGCAAGTCGCACAATGCTCTGGTTACTCGCGATTGGTCGATTGTGTCGTCAGGACAGCCAGGTGCAGTAAACCTGGTATATGTGGTAGATGACGCAAGTAAGACGGATTCCTATGGTCTGCAAATTGATCGTAGAACTTCTGTCCCGCATCAAGACAGTCAATCAGCCCCAGGAATGTACTGGAAGTAACACAACAACTGCCTGAAGGTAGTACATGCCTTAACGGCGTGGAACCCGGAGGGCTAATAGGACTTTTAATGACCCAGATCTGGTTTCGCAACCCAAAGAACTACATTCGCGAGGTCACCGAAGTAGATCACAGGCTATTGGTCTGGGATAAGGGTATCCTCATCAAAAATCACATCGACCCTTGGATCTTCTCTCACTTGCATTATGGTGAGAATAAGCAGTGGCGTACCATGATTATCGGTAGTGCAGGTACTGTCGAAATCACCGATCAGCAAAAGGAAGATAGCCCGGCGGCGGTTTATCCCACATTCTCCTATGGTGAATCGCTAAGCTTACTTGAAGAGATTATGCACAGCAATATTGGTGAGGATCCTATCGCCTGTGCTTCTCCTGATATACCCGTTGCCGAGCGTCCTATTCTGGGCCAAGAGCACCGCGTCATCATTGCAGATATACCCGATGCTAGGACTGGATCGAGCCGAGTATTCTACCGTGAATTGAAGGAGCTTCAGGAGGAATACCCTGACTGCATTCTTCACCTACACGGCAGTTATGCATTTCGGCAGATCTTTGGTTTGGGTTATCAATCCGGCGATTGGGAGCCGCGTACCTATGCTGCCAATAAGATGATTGCTTTACCAACTGGCAAGAACATCAAGATAGACCGTGCTCCGCTATTCCAGCAGTGGTTTAACCTGATGGGAATGAAGCTCTCGGATATGAAGGTGCCACGTCAGCGATGCATCTTCAATATCCGCGCCGCCATCTGGGCTAGTGAGCATTGGGATGAGAATATGAACTTCAAATCCCGTGGCAAGGTCGAGGTTGACCCGAGGGCTCTATTCTCCAAGCCGGTCCAAGCTACGACCCAGCCGTATCGTGGCTCTCCTGAGCCCGGTGACAAGATATCTTGCGACACTTGTTCACTGGCAAATACCTGCAAATACCACCGCGACGGCGCTGTTTGCTCCATTCCTGGTACCGAATCGTCAGTAATGGCGACGTATTTTAAGTCCCGGGATTCCAGTAAAATCATCGATGCACTAGGCACGGTGTTAGCTGCCCAGTCCGACCGCGTGGAAACTGGGATGAAATCTGAGGAAATTCTCGGTGATCTAGACCCGCAGGTCTCGAAGGAACTCAATTCGCTGTTCAAGAACGGTGTTAGCTTGGCGAAACTCGTTGATCCTAGCCTTACTAAGCCAGGAGTGAATATCAACGTCGGCGCAGGTGCTGCTGTTGCAGGAGCGTCGCCTAATGCGATAATGGCGGGAGTCATTCGTGCCCTAGAAGAAAAGGGCATTAGGCGAGAAGACATCACCCCCGAGATGATTCAGGACATGCTATCTGAGATAGCGGGTGGTCCTAAGCAGGTGGAGGGTACTGTGGTCAGCAATGGATAGGGCGCAGATAGAAGCTGAACTTCGCTTCTTTCGGGATAACCCTCAATTCGAGGAAAAGCCTGCATCCATTGTCGAATTTATAGGTCCAGGCTATCTGAACATTGAAGCCAAGGTCAGGGATGGAATCAAGCAGGAATTGGTTGAGATATTCGGTAAGGAGGCCAATCCTAACCGAATAGCCCTCTATCAGGAGGCGGTTTTTACTGGCGCTATTGGTATCGGGAAGACAACACTGGCCTCGATCGTCATTCCTTACATGTGTCATTGGGTGCTCTGTTTGAAAGATCCGGCTGATTATTACGAGTTGCTGCCAGGGTCACGTATTGCTTTTATGCAGATGTCTACGTCTGGAGAGCAAGCGAGAGGGGTTGTTTTCGGTGACATCAAAGCGAGAATCGATAATTGCCTTTGGTTTAAGGAGAAGTATCCTTATGATACGTCTTTTAAGAACTCGCTTCGCTTCGAAAAGAACATCTGGATTCTTCCTGGAGACAGCGCAGAGACCACCTTCGAAGGATACAACATCCTCGCAGGAATCTTAGACGAGGCAGATTCGCATAAGGTAACTGATGACAAGGATTACGCCGAGCAGGGCTTCGACACAATACACTCCAGGATTGATAGCCGCTTTGAGGACCGAGGATTTATTCTTGTCATTGGTCAGATGAAGTCAGCGGCAGGGTTTGCCAAAAGAAAGTACGATGAGTACCTGACTAAGTCAACTGCCCATACCCTGAAACTGACTATCTGGGAGTCTCGCGGGTGGCAGCGGTACTTGAATCCGGACGGCACCCGTGATAGTTTCTTCTACGACATCAAGCGTAAGTCAATCGTGCCTAAGGGCGCTGGGTTGTTAGTGAGTGGTGAGAATGCAAACGTTCTTGAGATTCCGAACATCTTCAAGACCAACTTCGAAAACAATCCTGAAAAGGCTCTCCGGGACTTGGCTGGGATCCCACCTGCCGCTGGAGACCCCTTCATCTCTCTCACGTACAAGCTCGATGAGGCCGTTGAAAGGTGGCAAGAGAGGTACGACAACCTCGGATCACCAGTCGACGAATCAGTAACACGGCCTCAGTTTGCAGATTGGTTCGTTTGTAAGACTCCTCTCAAGCGCGTGGCTCATATCGACATTGGGTACAGTCCCAAGGGTGATGCTGCAGGTATTGCGCTTGGACATATTGCTGAGGTTGTTGAAGTTGACGGTGAGATGAAGCCTCATATCGTCTTTGACTGTTTGTATCGTGTCCATGCTGCTGCTGGTCAGGAGATTCTCTTAGGCGATCTTCGTCGTGTTCTCTATGAGTTGCGAGACGAGCGGAGATTCCGCATCAAGAAGGTCACGATGGATGGCTTCCAGTCCACTGACACCAAGCAGCAACTTCGCAAGCATCGCTTCCAGACCGAGATTGTGTCGGTCGATAAGTCCATGCTGCCGTACGAAGACCTCCGGGATGCGCTCTATGAGGATCGTTGCGACTTTCCTCCCTACGTGACATACCTCAAGATAGGTGACCTTCAGCCGGTGAATATTGCTATCAAGGAAATCAGCGAGCTTGAGCACGACACTTCCAAAGGCAAGATTGACCACCCTGTTCTTGGATCAAAGGACATCGCCGACGCCATGGCCGGTGTCACGACTGAGCTGATGGGGGATAGACAGTATCGCCGTAAGGTGATCTCCATGGATGAGCTTCGCAAGCGTAGGGAGCAGCGAGAACTACAGCCTGCAGTAGGAGCCGAGGGATATGGAGGCAGGTTCCCGATCCCAGGCATGGATGGCGAGGGTGGTATGCGTGCGCCGATTCCTCCATCTTCAGTTTCTATTCCTGGAGTGGACCTCGATCCGTACGGTCTCAAGAAGAAAAGGTAAGGCGATAGCGACAGGAAGCGTACTCCTGAGTGCGTGACAATACGGCCTGCTTGTGAAACAATCCTTGAATCCTCACAGAGTACCAACTTCTAGATGAACTTGTTACCAGAGGACTACGAAAGGGATTCTTTGATATGGGCATCCTGGGACCTGACGGTAACCCCATCAGTTCTAAGACTTATCGCAACAAGAAGGCTAAGCCTCCTATCACAGGAGAGAAGCTCGGAAGTTGGGCCGGCGAAGAAGTCAGGCTTTTGTTTCTTCCTGGCGGTGGCGCAATTCAGTTTGATCTGAGTCAGTTGACTCTCGCTGATTTTCGCCAGATGCGTGATCATTACCAGATCAATGCCTCGCTGGCAGTGCTCACATTCCTTCTACACCAGATGGAGTGGCACATTGAATGCGAAGATAAGAAGATTGAGGAGTTCTGTGAAAAGAATCTTCATGAAGTATGGACACGCCTTGTTCGTGCTAAGTCACAGGCTTTTTGGGCTGGCTTCTCGCCTAATGTTCTTCAGTGGGAGAATGATACACAGAACCGCAAGGTGGTCCTCGATAAGGTTAAGGACCTTATTCCGGAGGAATGCACAGTAAACTGGAAGAAGGTCGAGGGCTACGCGCCACCTGGCTCGAACATGCGGCCAAAGCTCAATATTTACGACGGCATCAAGCAACAGTACTGGCCTTATCCCATTCCAGTCGACAATTCTTATTGGTATCCGCTCCTAATGGAGAACGGAGATTACTACGGACGCAAGCTTTTGCGCCCCGCGTTTGTCCCATGGTTCTTCTCTTTGTTATTGCACCTATTTGCCAACCGCTACTATGAAAGATTCGGTGAGCCGACGCCTATAGGCCGCGCACCGTACGAAGAGGAGATCGCCACAGAGGACGGCGACACTGTACGGGGTAACGTTATGATGAAGCAGATCTTGGAACAACTCCGGAGTCGTGCCACGGTTGTTCTTCCGAATGAGAAAACTCCGTTCGGTGACGAGACACGCCCAGACTACGATTATCAGATCGAATATCTGGAATCACAGATGCGTGGAGCGGATTTCGAGAAGTACATCAACCGACTAGATGAAGAGATGAGCCTGGGTCTCTTCACTCCTATTCTTCTGATGCGTACTGCAGATGTCGGTTCTTACAACCTTGGCGTCGGTCATATGAAGGTATACCTCTGGATGCTGAACGCCATCTCTGATGACTGGAAGCTCTATATCGACAAGTACATTCTTCGCCCGATGCGTGATTTCAACTTCGGAATCAACGCTTCTTTACCGAAGATTAAGTTCCGGCGACTCGGAAACGAGGAT